AGTTGCTAACGCTACTTGGTCAGCAAGTGAGAATGGCGCCAACATGGACTTCTATACTACCGATGGGGACGCTGCGCAGACAAAACAGATGTCCATTCTGAATGGTACTGCCGGTAATGTTACCCTAGGTGGTGATCGTGACCTGATGTATGGTGCACTCACTACATCAAAAAAATTAACCGTATATGGTACTGCTGAACGTTCAGTTTTAGAGTTAGGTAGCTCTAAGTCTGGCAATGGTGAACCCATGGGAGCAGTACACTTTATTAATAATGATAATGCTGATGCTACAAATTTCGATGCTGATTCTAAAGTAATTGGATTGATGCAAATGGAAACTGTTACTACCGATAGCAACGCTGGTGATGATTCTGGGGGCAAATTTACTTTATCCACCAAACCTGAGGCAGGTACAATAGCTGCCCGGTTAACAGTACTTAGCGCAGGTGATGTAGGCATTGGTGTCGCAGATCCGGATACTAAGCTTGAAATACTCGATGCTGCTTCAACACAGTTGAAGCTTTCTTTTGATGGTACTGATAACTGCACCCTAGGTGTTGATACTAATGGGATGCTAACAGTCACACCTTCTGGTGGGATGATTACAAACACTGCTGCCAATGGTGTCATCAATAGTGCTGCACTCATGAGCAAGGGTCCGCATACACACCCAGACAGGTTCGTCAAGAATACAGCCGCACCCACCCATGGGTCAGGTGTAACTAATAACTGGACTTATGTTGATGCTAACAATTACAGCAACGCACAGTTGACAGCACCTTCTACTTCTGCAAACGCAATTAGGCTTTTCAAGTGGCAACCTGGCGCTGCATATACAGATGCCAAGAGTTATGCGTTCGTTCTGCCCACCTTGGATGCAACTTGGTCAAGCTCATCCAACTATCTAAAATATAGGGTTATCGTTCAACAGGGTACTGCAATGGGTTCTCTCTCTACCGGTGTAGCGCTACAATTGGGAGCCGCAGGTGGATCTGATACCATCAATGGTAGTACCAGCAATTATACTTTTGATACAATTGGTTCCACCGGTGCTTCAGCAAAAGACTGGACAGTTGATGTGGTTGGCTACTTTGATGGAAGCAAGACTATCTGGGAAGTCGTCCAACAAGCACAGTGGGGCTAAAAGAGTGTGCCTAGGCAATCTAAGAAAGCTTTAGAAGAAGTCAAGAAGTGTCAAGGAGACTTTGCCTACTTCTGCAAGTATCTTAAGATTCTAGATAAGAGTGGTAACATTGTTCCCTTCAAACCAAACTATGCACAAAAAGAATTCTATCAAACTTTAGAAAAAAATCCGTGGATATATACTTTGAAGGCAAGGCAGTTGGGTATGACAACTGCAATTGCTGCTCACCTCTTTTGGAAAGTACTTTTTACGCCCAACTTTAAGTGTGCTGTTCTGGCACATACTCAACAGGCATCAAAGAATATCTTTGAGATCTACCATAGATTTCATCAATACCTACCTAAGTTTCTTAAGTTCAAGTGTGATACTTCTAACGTTAATGAGTTGAAGTTCTTTCATGGTGGTGGCTTGAAAGTATCTTCAGCTACATCTTCTCACTTTAGAGGTTCAACGTTTAATGCAATCCATGCATCAGAGCTTTGCTTCTATAATAATTTAAAAGAAACAATCGCATCAATCTTCCAGACTGTTGCTGATAATTCAGAGATCATTATTGAAACTACAGCCAATGGACTTAATGAAGGCTATAGGCTATGGATGGAAGATAATGGTTTTGGTAAACTGTTTATTCCATGGTATACGGATAAGACCTATACCTCCTCTCCCTTACCTAACAAAGGGTTAAATGACTTTGAACGTAAGTACAAAGCCAAATATAAGCTCACTAATAAACAGATGGGGTGGGTTAGGAAGACTATCGACATTAGGTGTGGTTCTGATATCAACATCTTTCATCAAGAGTATCCTGCTTCTGCTAACCTAGCCTTTATTACAACTGGTACCAAGTTCTTTAATTGTTCTTTCCCTGAGGCTCTTAAGCTAGAACAAACGGGTCTAATAGAGTACTCTCCTCCTGTACAGTATCGTTCATACGCCATGGGAGTTGACTCTGCAAGTGGTTCACCAACTGGTGACTATTCTGCTGCAGTTGTTGTTGACATCACTGATAGACGAAAGATGTTTGTAGCTGCCACTTATTACAAGAAAGAACCCCTTTCAGAGTTTGCCTCAGCATGTCTATTGTTAGGTAAGAGGTATAATGCCCTAGCCTGTATAGAATCTAATAATATTGGTATGTCAGTCATAGACAGATTCCAAATGGATAACTATCAGCACCTTTATAGGAGAACACAATATGATAAGATCGGTAACCAATGGGTAGAGAAGTTAGGATTTAATACATCACCACAGACAAGACCAATGATGTTAGCTAGATTACAAGAACATATTAATAAGAAGTGGTTAAGTCCTGTGTGTCAAAGAATCAAATATGAAATTAATTCTTTTGTATATAACCAGAATGGCAAACCTGAAGCAGCCTCTGGTCAACATGACGACCTTGTATTTGCTACTGCCTTAGCTTTGATGAGTATTGATCAGGCAGACTCTTATACTATGGAGGTTGAACAAAAGAATAGACCACATGGTATTGCTGGTGTTTTGGAATGGGAAGCTAATACAGGAAAACTATATAAAAATAATCAAGGATTCTTTGATGACGAACCTTTGTTTAAGAATCCAATGTCAACAGAACAACGTTTAGAAGATAAAAAATTAGGAATCGTATGAGTGAAAAAGTAGACTGGAAAGCACTCAATGAAAAGGTTGCTAATATGAAACCTAGAAGGAAGGGTTCCTCTCAGCTTACCTTTAGAGAGATTGAAGAAATTAAAGAGAAAGTATGGTGGGAAGAGTACGATGTCCCGGGCGGTATAGTTAGATTGGCTAAAGAGTATAACTGTGCTAAGGGACTAGTCTCAAGATACAAGACATTGACCGCCCAAGGAAAGGGATGGTGAGGTTAATCGTAACATTTGAAAATTTTGTATATTTATTATGAAAAGTGTGGGGCATAACCCGTCGTGACAGGCACGTAAAACTGGAGGTAACAAATGCCACTTTTGGACAACACAGCGTTAGATAGCTTAGGGGAAGCACTAGACCAAGACTTCGAACCCAAAGCTGAGGATTCCTCGCTAGAATCCAAACAAGAGGAACAGGTAACACCTGAGCCTCAGACAGAAGAAGCTCCCAAGGAGGAGTCAACAGAAGTAGATGAATCTGGACATCCGATTCCATATGGCAGATTCAAGAGTGTAGTTGAGACTAGGAATACACTGCGGAGTGAGAACGATACTCTCAAAGCTCAATTACAAGAAATGGAGAGTCGATTTAAGAATCTTAAGGCTCCTGTTGCTGGGTCGGTTGAACCACCCCCTACGGAAAAGACAGATTGGTTAGATGATTATCTTGCAAAAGATACTGTTCGATCTGGAGTTCCCGAAGGTTATCGTGATGAGACTACTCAATACCAGCAATTAGATTCTAGGATTCAACAGTTTGAGATTAGAGAAGCTCAGAGTGAACTTCAACTTGAACTGCAAACAGCTAAGGCTAAATACCCGGCTGTTAATGATGACATTCTTCTTCATGCAGTTATTCAGGATCCCACTGTGGATGTAATGGATGTTGCAGAAAAATATAATACTTATGTTGCCTCAATCGAGGAAAGAGCTATTGCTCGCCATCTAGAGGAGAATAAGCCTAAGGCTGCTCCTAGATTAAATGGCGTTTCTTCTGGGCACACCCCAGGCAGTAATACTGCCAAAGGTAAGCCAAGAACTATGGCAGAAGCCCGTGCTGCTGCTTTAGAATTTTGGAAAAATAGCTAACAAGGAGGATTTATAATGGCTACTTTAACAACGCTTGATGCTGTCCTAAAGGAATTTTATCTCGGACCAATACAGGATCAATTAAATAACGAGGTACTTGCGCTTGAACTCATGGAGAAGGCAAGTGTAGATTGGAGTGGAAAGAGGGTTATCATCCCTGTGCACACTTCACGGAACTCTGGTGTAGGCTACAGAGGAGAAGGTGGGACACTACCCACTGCTGGAAGTCAAGGCTTTTCGCAACTCACTGTTAATGCCGAGTTCCTATATGGTCGGTTCCAAGTTTCTGGACCCGCCATCGCTGCTGCCAAGACTGGTGGCAAAAACTCATTCATCAGTTATGTTGATGCTGAGATGACTAAGCTCGTTTCTGATATTCGCAATGAGGCTAACCAACGTACATTCGCTGGTGGTCGTGTTGTCGGTTATCTCAATGAGAAGAAATCTAAGCTAGCTAACGTTACATGGGAGTTTACCGGTGATAGTGCTCGGCTAGCCCGAATGCATGATGCATGTCGAGGGGCTGCAGGAGGTCCATTTGAACTTGCTGTGACGCTAGTTCGTTGTGATACTCTAGAGACGATCTCTCAAGAGAGGATTCGGGACGTTGCTGCCTCTACTGCTATTGATCAGGCTGCTGGTACAATTCAGTTTGTAGGAGCGGTTGATACACGCACCGACGCTGCCGCCGCTAGTGTACCTGCGGGTACTGCAGTCGCCGTGATCGTTCGGTATCGTGATCAAAATGCTGTTGTACAAGGCTTGATCGACGCCGGTGCTACTGCTTCCCTACTAGAGCTTACTGCTTGTGGTGGGACAGGAAATGCTGCTAGTACGGTACAGGAGCCTCTCGGGGTTTTCTCCTGCTTGCATGATCAGGAGTACTTTGGACTTGGTACCGGTGGTGCCCCTGGTGCAGTTGCTGGTGCGATTAGAGATGGTTCTGGTGAACTGATTGGTACTGGTCACTGTACTCTGTCTGCTGATGATAGTCGTGCTGCCCTCTCTCTTGGAGAGTTGCAGAGGCTTATTGATCAGCTTGACATTGATTCAGGCGATGCTCCAGATGTGATGCTAGTGCACCCTGTATTCCGACAGGCATATGCCGGTTTGATGGTTGCTACTGCGAATAACAACAACAACCTTAATAAGGATGTTGGATCTGCTGGAAAGGGAGATGCTGGATTCAGTGCTTTCTCTTTCAACAACATTCCATTCAAGTCTTCTAGGCATTGTCCTAAAGGCATGGTCGTTGCTCTGCATACGCCCTCTTGGAAGTTGACTGAGCTTGAGTCTGGTGGGTTTGCTGATCTCGATGGGGCTGTTCTCAGCCGCACTGCGAATGCAGATAACTGGGAAGGGTTCTATCGCTGGTACTACAATCAGGTTTGTCTCCGACCGAACGCTAATGGCGTCTTGGTAGGATTCAGCTTCCCTGGTTCTGCTGCTGGTGCTTAGACCTTAGGTCAGGCTAAATTAGGCTTTAAGGGGCAGGATGGTTCACACCGAACTGTCTTGCCCCTTTTTTGTATTAAGGAAGATATGGACTTTATATTACCAATTTTTATGTTTTTAGGAATAGTCTTTGCAGTCCAAGTGAATATTATCACTTGGTTTTTTATTGAAAGACTACATCTTAAAGTTAAAGAAGAAAAGGCAGTTGAGAATAGAAGTCCAGTTTCAGGTTACGCCACAGTGTTTGCAATGGAGGATGACTAATGGCTTTTAAATTTGGTAAAGATGAGGGAGTCCCGGGACATAAACGGCGTATGGCTGCTTTAGAAATGGCAAAACAGAGAGAACACGCATCTGACATGGCTACTGCAGACGCTGTTGGAATGGGTCTAAGTATAGCAGGCGCAATTGCCGGGGGTATATTCGGTGGTCCTGCAGGAGCGTCGGCAGGGTTCAAAGGTGGACAAGCTTTAGGTAGTCTAGGAAAAGCTGCTGTAGCATCAGGTCAAGGTAGATCAGGTGAAGCTACGGAACATCTTAAAGGAGCGATTGGTGCTGGACTCAGTACTGCTGCAGATATAGAAGGTATGGAAGAGGGTGCTGAAGTTGCTAAAGAAGCTTCTGATATTGAAACTAAAACATCAGCATTGACTGACCTATCAGATGATGATAGCTGGGCTGACAAATGGATTGAGAAAGGGGAAAGAGTTAAAGAGGATCGTAGACTAGCAAAACTTGATATTAAAAAGAAAGCTGCTGCAGAACGAATCTGGGGTGAGTCTATGGCTGCAGATGCAGGATTACGAGACATTTATAGAGGCAGAAAATAATGGATTATCCTAATCTAAAAACTCCTTTAGCCAAAGCTAAAACAGATAAGTCGACTTATACTAGATTATGGGACTTGGCTTTAATGTATTTGCAAGGCAAACAACATATTGTCTATGACAAGAATTTAAAGTCTTATGTTACAGCTAGGATGGATCAACATAAAGCACAGTACACAGTCAACCTCTTAGTTAACATCTATCGACACATTGTTTCTAGACTGGCGGTTGAGTATCCCTCAATTTCAGTTCTTCCTGCTTCTCCTTCAACAGAGGATATTCTAAAAGCTAGATCCTCAGAAGAAGCACTTAAATATTACTGGCACAGTAACAACATGAAAGAAGTTATTAATGAAGCCGTTAAGTGGCTTGTTAGTACTGGTAATGCTGGACTACAAACATTCTATGATCCCGATCTAGAGTCAGTTGGCACTAAAGTAGTTTCTCCTTACGATATATTTTATGAATATGGTGTTAAGGGACCAGAGGAAAGTCAATGGGTTGCTGTTAGGCAAGTTGTTGTTAAAGAAGAATTAGAGAAACGTTTTCCTAGATTCAAGGACAAGATATCAACATTACCAGAAGCAGTAGTATCTTATGGTGGTGGTAGCTGGGAAGACGCACCAGAAGGTAGAGCAGAGGTTTATGAAGTATATTGGAAGGATGGTAGATATGCTTTGATCAACGGAGACTTACATCTATTTGAAGGAGAGTACCCCGTTGGCGCAACGCCTGTACAACTAATTCGTTATACCGATATTCCCTATAGTTTATGGGGAGTTGGTCTTGTCTCTAATCTATTAGATCTACAATCACTCTATAACAGAGTTAGAAATCAAGTTGTTGATAATGTAGACCTTATGAGTCACCCTAAGTGGTTGATCCCTAAGACAGCAGGTGTACCTGCTAATTCAATCAAGGGTAAGCCGGGGGAGAAGATTTATTATAATGCTGCTAGTCCTCCACCACAACAGATTGCTGGCGCTGGATTACCACAGTATGTTATGAATCATATTCAGCAATTGCAAAATGAAATGCTAGATGTTGCTGGATTGCATTCAACGTCAGTTGGAAAGAGGGCTGTAGGTATTAACTCTGCTGCTTCTATTAATGCTCTTTCTGAAAACGATACTTCGCAACTTCAAGTAACACAACAGAATATTGAATATGCTGTACAGAATACAGCCAAAACAATTCTAATCTTCATGAAGGAATATTACGATAAACCAAAGATGATGAGAATGTTGGATGGTCAAGGTTCTGTCGTATTCAAGAGTATTTCATCGACCGAAGTTGTTGATACTCCTGAGATCTTTATCGAAGCTGGATCACTCTTCCGAGATGAAACTATGGACAGGAAGCAGAGAATACTAGACATGGTTGAAATGGGTATTATCGATAAGGATGAGGCTGCTGCTGAATTACACTTTAAGACAGATAACAAGTCTATCCTAGATAAACTAGCCACTATGTCGCATGCTCAAGATATGCTTAAGGCTGCTGTCGCAGGTAGAGGAATTGAATTCTTCCCAACAGACGATCTAGATTTGATTGAAAGAGTCTTTGCCGAGTATATTAGAAGTCCTGATTTCTATGAACTCTCACCACAGTTGCAACAGCATGTATCCAAGATTTATGGACAGATATTCCCAGCCAAGGGACAGAAGGCACAGATGCAGCAGCTTAAGTCTGGTGGCGCTAAAGCCGCTAAACAACAAGGTGCAGAGGCTGATGCTAAAAAGGCTAAGGCTAAGGCTGAATTAAACAAGGAACTTTCCTTCTTTAATCGTCC